AATGGATGGATGGCTGGGATTACTCAGAGCAGATTGAATATCTTACAAATCTTTGCGATAAGATACCTATCACTTGCCTGCAATATGACAATTCAAGAAGTGAGTTTGAAATTTATTTTGAAAAGGGAGCTTTGCCTGAATGTATGGAGCCGATAGTCTTTACATCTAAAAGTAAAAACGAAATAGCTGCCTTGTTTGAAAGCAGGATAAGAGCAAAACCAGAACCGACTATAATCCTTTTGCCTGACATTCGTCAGAAAAATCAAATACTATCAGTTGATAATGATTTGCATGCTCCTGAAACTCCCGAAGGACACGGCGATGCTTTTTGGTCTTGTGCTCTTGCTTGTTCAGCATCAGAGAATGGCGGAGCAAGTTATATAAACTAATCCAAACTAAAATAAAAAATAGTTCTTGACAAAATATTTTTGTTTTACTATAATATTGAAATGTTTGAAAAAATAATCAGAAGTGCTAAAAATATTAAAAATATATTCACATCAAAAGAAAAATCTTTTTTAAGTCCTACCTATTCAGAACTATTTGAACTTGATGATGAATTGCCTTCTCCCTCTCAAAATTCTTATGATTCTTATTTAAAGGCTTATGCTGATAGCATTTGGGTTTTTAATTGTGTTCACAGAATTATACAAGATATAAGTTCTGTTCCTATCGCTCTTTATAATGAAAAAGATGAAACTATATATGAGCATCCTGCTCTTGATTTGCTTCACAAAGTTAATAATCAAATGACATTATCTGATTTACTTGAATGGACACAAGGCGGTCTTGAGCTTACTGGGAATGCTTACTGGAAATTAGAAGTTAATAATTCAAAAGGCATCCCAACTATGATTTGGCCTTTAATTCCTTCATATGTAAAGATTTTGAAATCTGATAATCCAAACGAATTTATAAAGGGATATGAGTATTTAGTTAATGGAAAATCTATAATATTTAAGCCAGAGGAAATAATACATTTTAAAAACTTTAATCCTCTTGATTACCATTATGGGCTTGCACCTCTTGCTGCAGCACGCATTGGAATAGAAACACATAATGCTGGTAGCAAATGGAATCTTAACTTTTTAAAAAATTCTGCTCGTCCTGATATTGCTATTGTTGTTCCTAATGCTCTAACGCAAGAACAACGCATACGAATGCGTGAAATATGGAATCAGCAATATAAAGGAAATAAAAATTCTCACGGCGTTGTATTTCTTGAAAGAGGGGCTAAAACTGAAATACTTGGTGTATCGCAAAAAGATATGGATTTCGTTCTGCAAACTAAAATGAGCAGGGAAGATATTTGTGCAGTCTTTGGTGTCCCGCCTGTTATGGTTGGTATATTTGAATACGCAAATTATGCTAATTCAGAGGAGCAAGAAAAGATATATTGGCGTTCTACGATATTGCCTAAGGCTGAAAAGATATGTCAGATATTAAATGAGTTTTATGTTCCTCTGTTTGATAAAACAGGCAAAATTTATTTTGACATAGTTGAATCAGAGATAAAAGCTTTAAGGGCTGATGAGGAAAAACGATCTAATTATATAAATAAATATTGGCAAATGGGCATACCTATGGACACGCTTATAGATGCCTATGATTTACCTTTCTCAAAAGTAAAAGGCATCACTGATGTGTCTTATATTCCTGTGTCTGTTTATCCTTCTGGCTCAATGCCTGATAATAATAATTCTGTTAATTTTAATTATGAAAAGATGATGAAAGAATTTGATGAAGGATATAAAGCAAATATCACACCTTCAAGGGCTATGCTCAAATCAAAACATCATCGCTTTATTATATTAGCAAATAATTTAAGCAAGCCGATGCAAAAAGATGTTAGAAAATATTTTGATGAACAGAGAGATAAGATATTAAAAGCACTTTCAGAATACACTGGACAAAGACCTAATCTAATGGATATTGGTATATCAGACAGAGAAATGGATGAAGAACTTGAAAAAGTTATTACACCTCATATACGCAAATCAATTTATGAAGGCAGAGATTCAGAAAATTTATTATTAAAAGAATGGACTAAAAAAGATGCTCCTCCTATTCAAGAAAAATCAAAGTCAAGGATAGAGGACTGGATAAAACTTAAATGTTTTCAATGGGCTCAAAATATAAATAACACTACAAGAAAAAAATTGCAGAAGGTTCTTGATGAAGAAATAGCTCTCGGTTCAGGTATAGAGGTTATATCTAAACGAGTTGCTGAAGTCTTTGATATGGAGCGGGATTATAGAACGCTTCGTATAGCACAGACTGAAGTTATATCATCATTGAATGCTGGCTCAATTGAAGCATACAGAGAAAATGAAATGGTTGAGCTCAAAGGATGGTTGCCTGCTTACGACGAGGTTACGCGTGAGGCACATGCAGAGGCAGGACATAGATATGGGATACATGGAGCAATCCCAATTGATGAGGATTTTGTTCTATCAACTGGAGCGACAGGACAAGCCCCTGGGGATATGAGTTTAGCAGGTGATTCTATTAATTGTAGATGCACTATATTCCCTGTTGTGAAAAAAAATACTTGACAACAATTAAATAATTTTATATAATATGCCTTTGTTAAAAATTTATGAATAATTATAAAGATAATAAGCCAGAGCCAGAGATTATAGGGGACTATATACACTATCGTATTAGAGACCCAAAACTATTTATACAAAATTCATTTAGAACTATTGATATATCTACTCAGGAAGGAATAAAGGCAGTTGTCGGTAAATTAATTAATCCACCTGAAGGTCAGGAAGGTTCAATGGTGGTTCAAAAATATTTATTTGATAAAGATAAATGGACAATAGAAAAAGCAAGGGAATGGGTTTTAAAAAATTCTAAATTATTTAATGGAGCAAATATGAAAGATGGAATAAAAATTTTAGGGACTAAAGAAAATCCTTTTGTAAAAACTTTTGATATATCTGATTTAAAAATAGCAGAAGAGAATGGTTTGGTTGTTATACGAGGTTATGCTAATACAAAAAATAAAGCTGATAGATATGGCGATATTCCTACTGTGTTCCCAAGCCTTCGTAATTATGTTTATGAATTGTCTGAATTTAAAAAAAATCCTGTTATGTTGCTTGACCATAGAAATGAAGTATCACATATAGCAGGTAGTTTTAAAGAGATAGAGGAGGATGAGATAGGGCTCCGTGTTAAAGCAGTCTTCTCAAATTCAGAATTGCCTGAAATAAAACATGCTCGCACTGTTTATTTAGAAGGCCACGCAAAAGCATTTTCTATCGCTGGGCAATGGTTTTATGAGGACAAAGATAATCCTACACATTTGACATATGCAAAGATATATCATATATCACCTGTTGGTGTTGGTGCTGACCCTGACGCACTTGGCTTTGCTGATATAGAAAATATTAAAAATATAAATGATAATAATAATGATAAAGATGAAAATGATTTAGAATCTGTTAAATCTATTTTAAATGATATTTCTGAAACAATACAGATTGATAAATTTAAAGAGAATGTAAAATCTTTAAAAGAGTTAATAGAAAAGATATAGGAGGAAAATAGAATGACAGAAACATTAATAGCGGAGCTGCAGTCTTTATCTGCAGAGTTGAAGAAGAAAATGGAAGCACAGCAAGATTTCATAACTCGTGCAGAAGTTGAAAAAATAACTAACGCACTTGTTGAAAAACTTACTCCACAGAAGAGTAATTTTTCATTGCCAGTTGACAGTTTAGAAGGCATAATGGAGAGGTTTGAAAACTTTAAAAACAAACCATATGCCTACACAAAAGCTGAGCCCTGGACTTCTGAATATGGAAAGAACTTTGGTGATATGGCTAAATTTATTTTAGCTGTTCAGAAAAAGGATCAGACATTGATGAGTGAAGGAACATCTGCCAATGGTGGTTATCTTGTTCCTACTGAGTTCAATAACGAAGTATTTAAATTAATGCAGAATGAAAGTATAGGCAGAAGGATTGCAAGATTGTTCCCGATGTCAACTTGGAAAAGAACATTCCCTAAACAGTTGACAAATGTCAGTATATCTTGGGTTAGTGAAGCTTCATCTAAATCAGTGACTAAGCCAACCTTCGGACAGGTAAGTCAGGAAGCGAAAGTAATGGCTGCAGTGTTAATGCTCACAGATGAGTTGCTTAGAGATTCAGCTATAAACTTACAGACATTTTTAGCTGAGCTAATCGCTGAGGCAATGGCACAGGAAGAGGATAGAGTTCTCTTTATGGGCAACACTGGAGCAGGCGATCCTTTTATGGGCGTCAGATATGCGACAGGCGTTGTTGCTAATACAATGACTGGAGCTACGCTGATATATGATGACCTTGTTAATCTTGAAACTTCAATATCTGCTGGGTATAGAAAGAATGCAATATATGTTCTTCCAACGAATGCACTTAAAGTAATAATGAAGCTTAAAGATAACACAGGCAGACCATTATGGAACGCACCTGTTCAAGGAGCACCCGCTACTATAAATGGATATAGATATGAAGTCTCTGATATGATAACTGCTATAGATAGTAAATATCCTATTCTGTTTGGTGACTTTGGAAGAAACGCTCTTATTTCTCCAAGACAGGGGCTACAGGTTAAAGTATCTCAGGATGCATATGACCCTACAAGTCAAGTTTCAGCCTTTATGTCTGATCAGACTTGGCTTAGGTTCGTGCAAGCAGAAGCTATAACAATAGCAATGCCTGCCGCATTTGCTTACCTTGATGTTAAATAAATAAGAGGTAATAAAAATGAATGAAAACGAAATATGCATGGTTGAAGTTATAAAACTTGCTGGTTATATTTCTGGTGTTAAAATTACGATGGATAAGAAATCAGCAGAAGTTTTAGAGAAATCAGGAGCTATAAAAATTATTGATGTAAAATCAGAATCAAATAAAATAGCTCCTGAAGTATCAAAAAAAAAGTTAGGATTAGGAGGTAAATAATGAAAAAGGTTATAGCTCTTATATTTTGTCTTGGAGTTTTCAGTGCATTAGCATCCGCTTCTGCTACTGATTATACCGTTGCAGTTTCTACTTATCCGATTGATGAGGCAGCTACAATGGCTGCTGATATATCTGGAAATATAGCTATTGAACAAATATCTATATTCAACTTAAGCACGACAACTGCACAGACTGTGAGCATTTATAAAAATTGCTCATCTACGACTACAGTTAGTTTGATATGGAGAGGATATATTCCAGCTGGTGAAAGTTCAAGAAGTATATTCTTAAATTTTCTGCTCTACAATACTCCTCTATCTGTAACAGATGTATGTTTTAGAAAATCAGATGCAGCGAGTGTTGTTCAGTTTAATGTTCACTATAGATAAATAAAGAATATTCATATTCAATTCCCTCATCCTCGCTCTGATATTTACTTATTAGGGCGAGGATCGGAATAATAGGAGACATAATGTCAGTAACCGCTTCAGATAATGCCTTAACAACAGTAGCCGATGTTAAATATGTTTGGGGACGAAATCAAGATGACACAACATATGATGATCGTATTCAGACATTGATAAATATTATAAGCGGTAGAATTGAAGCATTATGTAATCGTAAATTTAAGTTAGCTACTTATACTGATGAAGTTTATGATGTGCCTCGTGGCAAATATCTTTTTTTAAAACAATATCCTGTTATAGGCACTCCTGTTGTAAAATTGAATGATGAAATAATTAATGCAAGTTATTATAAAGTTTATAATGATGAAGGATATTTGTATAGTGATAATGGCTGGGATTATGTAGATGATAGACATAGAGAGTATAAAGTAACTTATCAGGCTGGATATTCTACAATCCCTGCTGGGCTCTCTGAAATATGTATAGAATGGGTTATAATGCTTCTTGAAGGAAGGATGAAAGATGCAAAGGTTGACCATTCAGATATTGTTTATAATCCTCAGGCTTTTGTTGATGGACTTGCTCCTTTTAAAAGAATAGAGTTTTGATTATGATAAAGATGTCAGTTACTATCGTTGATGCTGATAAAGTTATCTCAGCATTGAAAAAACTTAGAAATGATATTAATAATGCTTCTCGTCTTTTTATGATGAAAGAAGGTGCTGAGATGGAATCTGAAATAAAGAACTCTATGAAGACAGGTGGCAGACTTTCTACAAAGGGAGCAAGAGGTGGTAAGCAACGAATACATAGTCAACCTAATCAACCTCCTTTCGTTCAGACTGGTCGGCTCCGTGCATCAATAGGTTATCTGCTTTCAAAAGAAGGAAAAGATAATAATTTATTCCTTGATATAGGAGCAATAAGAGAAACAAAAGGTGAAGTTACATATGCTAAAGCTCTTGAATTAGGAACGAGTAAGATGGCTCCTCGTCCTTATCTTATGCCTGTTGTAAAAAGACATATTGATAAATGGGAAAAAGAAATCGGAATAAGGATA